TTCATCGGCATATCGACGGAATCCTTGCAGGCCACCTCGACGAGTTTCAGTTTCTGGTCCTCGACAAACTGCTGCACGGTATCTACACGGTTTGCGTAGCCGGACTGGACATCGCACAGTTCGTTGTAGCGTTCCCCCTGAATCTTGGGAGGCTCGATGTTCTCGTTAAGAAAGCGGTAAGCATCCATGAGGGTATTATTGAAGAACTCGTCAATCACGCCCCAGGTATTATCCCTGTTATAAGCCTTCTTGTCTTCCGTGGTGAGGCCGAAATCAAACGAATAGAACCTGCGGTAGTCGGTATCCTTGATTACCTCTTCAACGTGCAGGTTAGTGGAGGATACCCAGGTGGCGTAGGCGTAGGAATCGACCATGTAGTCGGCGAACATTTGGCGGGTCTTGAATACTTTCATGTCCATGAAGGCCTTCATTTCGGCAGCAAAGCCTTCGGAGGAACCGGTACCGCCAAGGCCCATTTCCTTGAAGTCGATGATTGCCGGGGAATCACTGAACAGGGCCTTGCGGGTATTGTCGTCCCGGAGCATCTGGAGGGTAGCCGAATCGTTGAGCCCGTTATAGAACGGCATGGAGAGGTGTTTCACGAGGCGGGACTTGCCGATACCCTGGATCTTGGAATAGAACAGGAACATGAAATCCTGCTCGGTAAACTTGCAGAACGCCGCCCTCTTAATCTGGTGCATCATGTGCTTGAACATACGGCGGTTCAGGGCGGTGTCCTCAATTCGGTAGAACTTAAAAACTTTCTTTGTCCACGCCTTGAAGTCGAAAAGGAGATGGGGGTCATACTGGACAGCGTCAAGCTTCTCTTGGCGCATGATATTCACAGCCTCTTCCTTGCACCCGCTAATCATGGCGAGGCAGTCTTCCTTCGATGGTGGAGGAAAGTTGTCGTCCATCATGAGCCCGCGGATGTTGTTCACTATAGAGGTGTCAGATACCGGGAGGCCTGTATGGTATTGCTTGGATACTGTCTTTATGGATACCCCGTCCTCTTCGGTTTCATAGAGTTCGGTGAACATGTCGCGGAATTTCTGGCGCCGCTCAGCCATGGTGGGGCCGTCATCTTTGTCGTCCGTTTCAGGGTAAAGTTCCGCTACCTTTCCGTCAATGAATTCCTGGATATCGTCTTCGTCTGTCGCGAAATAACCGTCAAAGAATCCCTTGGCCTGTTTCCACGCATCAAGGATCGTCTTTGTAGATACCTGGCGCCTCCCGCTATCCCTGACTTTACCATTCTTCTGTATTTCGAATTTTTTCTTTTCGAACCAGCTTGCAAATATATTTTCCTGTTCTTCAGTCATTAAAGACATCCCTGCTTGTTTCCCTCTAAAAACGAAGGGCCTCCTAGCGCAAAATTCGTGGTCCATTGCTAGGAGGCCCTCAAACAGGGAAACCGTTAAATCTTTCTTCGAGGGACCACGAATCCTCTATGTCCAGAATATAGCAAACAGTTTTCGGCTTGTCAACCCTATCGAATAATTTTTTTTTTTCGGCGCCCCCCGGTAAGAAAGGTACCCCACTCCCCTCCGATAAATTCTACTCCAGGATCCTGTAGACAGAGCAGGAATTTATTCCTTCTCCTGATACCAAAAATATCAAATTGTCGAAATTCGCTCAAAAACGGCAATTTGATATATATATACCTAAAGAATAAAAAAATAATATATATATGAATTTTAGGGGGCTTAAAACCGGTAACCTTACTACGTAAGGTTAAAAATTTTCCGGCCACTTGTCAAGGGTCAGAAAAAATTTTTACATAAGGGGCATAGTTATAGAGATTGATGTAGTTTCCCCTAAAAAGGAGGCATTCATGGCTGCCAAGACCAAATCAAAGAAGACAGTGACCCCGTTGAAAGATGTCGAAGAACCCTTGAAGGAAGTAACCGTACCCGGCAGGTTCGCATCCCCGTTGACCGGTGAGTATGTTTATCCAGGCGATAACGACGGCGTGACCGACGCGCCGTATGATAAGCCCAAGGAAACCACCGTGGACGATATCATCCGCAACGAGTACAGTTATTGTATAAACAGCCTCACGGGACCCCAGAGGGCCCTCCTGAGCGAACTGATACGAATCCGCAGGTTGATGGAGAATAAGTAATGGCAAGGACAGCATCGGCTTCACAGAAGCAGCGGACAAGCATCGCGGTGAAAAGGGCCGGCGCCTCGGGAGGCAATCGCAACCCGGCCAAGAACAACAACCTGGTCAAGTATTCGGATGTACTGGGCCTGTCCCCCAAGGAGTGGCAGGACCGCATGACCCGTACCAAGGCCATCAAGACTGCATTGCAGATGAACCTCTTGCAGGCTGCCGTCGATGCCGGCCTTGAAAAACTCATGACCGAGGCCATCAAGGAACGCAGTGTCGAGAAGGCCGACCTCCTGGAAAGGATTTGCAAGATTGTAGGCGCGGTGTTCCGCGAACAGCAGCCGGGCCAGCCCGGAGTGCAGGTGCATCTCGAAGGAAATTTGGACGCTACCAAGCCGCTGTCAGTGAAGTTCGTTGACGCGCAGGAAATAAAGAGTGACGGAGAGTCTGGAAACAACATGTAACGAGGTCACGATACCACTGTTGCCTGTCCAGAAGGAATTCCTGCAGGCGACGGAACCGTTCGTGGCGATATGTTCTGCCCGTGCAGCCGGCAAGACGTTTGTCGCCGTGCTTCTGGCAATCCTGAGGATGCTGGATGGGCACCGTGTTGTCTACTTCGTACAGAACCTCGATGCGTGGCGTGAGGGCGGTGAAATCCATTTGAGGTATTTCCTGCACCTCCTGCACCTGGAAGACAGGTGGCGTTGGAACGGTTCTACCTATACCGGATATTTGAAGACCGAGTGGGGCGAGGCCACTTTCCGCCTTGGAACTTACAAAAATCCGTCAAACATAAGGGGTGCCACTGAAATCAGCCTAGTAATCCTCGACGAATACATGCTTTCGTCCCCGAGGATGATGGCCGAAATCACTCCTATCTGTCGTGGTAAGGACCTACGGGGGCGCACAATCCACCCGCAGATACGTGCCGTAAGTACACCGAACATGAGCTCCGAATGGCAGTTGATTACCATCGAGCATGACAAGCACGGTATCCGCCTGCTCCGCGCCAAGCCGAAGGACAACATCTACGTGACCGACGAACAGCGCGAGCTCATGGGTGGCGCCATCTTCGACGAGAAGCTCCGCCAGCAGGAAATGGAAGGCGAGCTGCTCATCGGAGACAACTCCACATCGATGAACGCCTTGAAGGACTTCTCGGACCAGCCGAAGATATGGACTGCCAGGGACTTCGTGTGGGGTGGTTTGGACATGGCCCACAGCGGCGACCGCGACAGGCACGTGTTCTTTGCCATACGCGGGGACAAGGAATTGCTTGCCGCCCACGACTTCGGTACCTGCGGGTCCGAGGATGTGGCCACTTGGATCAAGAAGTTCAACGCCGTCTACCGGCTCACGTGTTTGCAGATGGACCTTGCGTGGTCAGAATCGGTTTTTGACCAGTTGAAATATTCGATTCCGTGCGTCCAGGTCCCGTTCGGCGGTGCAGCCGAGGACAAGGAGCAGTACGCGAACAAGCGTGCCGAGCTCCTTTTCAGGGGCGCCAGGGTAATCAGGGACTCGGGCATTTACCTCTACAATACCAACGAGTTCATAGACCCATCCCTGGTTGACGAGCTTAAACGAGAAATGTGCAACATCCACTGGCTCCAGCAGCCGAACAGCAACAGGCTCCTGATCGAGCCAAAGAGTGACGTTCGTATCAGGATTGGTCGGTCGCCTGACGTGTCCGATGCGTTCTGCCTTGCAGCCGACCAGGTACCGAAGGTGGAACCCAAGGTGAAGTCCACGGTAGGCACGGCGGAGGACCCGCTTCTAAAACAGGCCCTCGAAGAGATTATGGAGGACGATTGATGAAACTTAACGCGACACGCAACCCGTACGAGAATGCCGAACTGTTCTGCACCCTTGAACGTATCAGGCGCAAGGGGGACCTGGATGCCGCCATGGATACCGAGCTGGGAGAACTGCTGATGTCCACGGCCAGGTACGCGATAACCTGCTACCTGCGTTCGGGGAAGGTTATGAAGGACGCACCCAGCGACATCGAGAGCGATATCCTCATGTACATCATAGAGGCGTCCCGGAAGGCCGAGACGGACAACCCCAGGATGTTTGTCAACTTCCTCATAAAGACGGGCCAGAACCGCATCCGCTGGTCGCTGCGCGACACTATCCGGCACAATGGTATAGTTTCCCCTGTGCTGGAGGAGGACGGCCTCGAAACCGCGTGCGACATCGAGGGCTCCCCGATGGAAAACATTTTTGAACAGATCAAGCTATTCTCTAAAAAGGAGACTGACAATGGCGAGAAAGACGTTTGACGAGCTCGTGGACGAGTTCAACAAGGAAGAACAGGGCAACCCGCCCTCCGAACATCCCCAGGAAAATCTGGAGCAGCCGCAGGAAACCCCTCCGGTAGAAGAACCGCCAGTGGAAACTCCCCCGGCGGAAGACAAGCCCGCGGAACCCCCGGCACCTGAGGACAAGCCTGAGGACAAGCCCGCAGACAAACCCGAGGACAAGCCTGCCGATCCTCCCAAGGACCACGTCATCGACGAAATCGAGATGACCAACGGTGCAATCCGCAAGCGCCTCGAAAAGCAGGCCAAGAAGTTCGAGGAAGAAAAGGCCGCGCTCATCGCCGAATACGAGGCGAAGTTGAAGGCCAAGGAAACCGAACAGCCCAAGCCGGCCCCCAAGACCCGCGACAACTTCCAGACTGACGAGGACTACGTCGCATGGCTTACCCGCCAGCAGATTGACGCCGACCGTGCTGAACAGGACAAGAAGCGCCAGGAACAGGAAGCCGAGGATGCAAAGAAGCGACAGGAACAGGAAGCCGAGGCTGCCGAAATCCAGAGGCGCCAGGCCAAGTTCCTTACCAACATCGAGAGCTGTTTCGATGGTGAAGAACGCACCACTTTCATGAAGCGCGTGCAGTACGCGAATTCCAAGGGTCTCGGCGAACTCCTCGATGCCAACCCCGTAGCGTCCGACTACCTACTCGGCAGCCAGCGCGGACCCCTCGTACTCGCGAAGATTCTCGACACCCAGAATCCAGAATACTTCCGTCGCGTGTTCCCGGTCGGAGGCATCAATCCGCTCGAACAGTTCGCGGAATTGAAGGATATCGAACGCACCATCCTCGCCGAGAAGAACGCACCTCCTCCGGCACCTGCGCCGGCACCGGCTCCTGCACCCAAGAAGCCGGTACTCGGCAAGCCAGGAGCACAGGGACAGGGCGGTACCGGCGGTGACCCTATGCTCGATCCGAAGGCAAGGCGCGACTACGTGCGCGAACTCCTCTACGGCCACAAGTAAAAAATCTGGCGCCTTCGGGCGCCTTTTTTAATGCTTGCGAGCTTTATTGTAATAGTAAAGTGCCCTTGCGTATGCAGCCTTATCCTCACAGGAGGCTACACCAAATTTAGCCTTGCTTTTGTAATGTCTATCTGAATTTCTAAGGTTCTCTGATTTCGTCACCCACCTTAAGTTTGTTACTGAGTTGTTGTGTGGGTTTCTGTCTATGTGGTCTACTATGGGCTTGCCCTCGGGATTAGGTATGAATACCTCAGCTATGAGCCGGTGTACATAAAAGTTTTTCATTACCTTTCTGCTAAAAATAGACAGGTGCCCTTGTTTGTTTCCTGCTCGACCTCGGCTCCACCTATAGTTATTAGACGATCCAATCCTGCGGAGAACTGTACCGTCTTCTCTAACAAGTGTGCCAGACTCTTCGTGCTTTCCTGCTAATTTACCGCTTAAAGTAGAAAAAATCATTTTTTCCTCCATTTTTTATTAAATATAGTAAACTCTTGGCATAGTTAAGTATAGGAAACCAGAAGCACCGCGTAAAAAAGGCCGCCGGTCACCGTGGGTCCTACAAAAATTCCCATGTATTCTCCGTCTGGGGCGGACGTTGGAACGTGCGTAAACCGCTCAAAATCAACAACATACAAAACCCCAGCCATAACATCAAGGAGATTTAACATGGCTACAGAAGTGAACTCTTTCGTTTCCAGAAAGAAGCTGGAAATCCTCGCCACGGCAATTCGTGACCAAATGCCGTACATCCGTGCCTCTCAGCAGGCGTTTCCTCAGGAATCCATGAAGGGCAAGAAGTATGGCGCCAAGGTGACGGAATACCTTGTCGATGCAGGTACCGTTTCTGACGGTATCGTCGCAAATCCGGACGCCATCCATGAACGCGAAGTGACTGCATTCGTGCAGAACAAGAACTCCGCCGTGGAAACCACGTTCTGGGAAAACTTCCACAACATCGAGGACAAGCAGAAGAACGTCATCCGCAAGCGTGCCGAGAAGATCGCCCGCGAAGTGGAAGCCGACGTTATCCGCCACAACGCCCTCGTGGGTATGCAGGCTATCGCAAAGGCCAAGGTCGGCGGTGTTTCCGCTCCTGACTTCGAAATGCTTTCCGATGCCGCTACCAAGCTCGCCGAACTTTCCACTGTCGGTTCCCTCGTGGACTTCCAGGCCCCGACCGTGTACGGCAAGATTGCCAACACTGGCCTCGCCAAGTTCTTGCCGGATTCTATCCAGCAGGACATCTATCGCGAACGGTATCTTGGACAGTACGCCGGCGCTGCTTGCGTTGAACAGGCCCTCATGCCGAAGATTTCGTTGTCTGCAAATGCCGACACGGCTCCGACCCTCACCTTCACTGCCATCACTGATGACAACTCCAACATCATCGGTTACACCGTTGGTGCGCTGACTGCCTCCGGTGCTGGCAAGACTCTCGAAGAGGGTGCTGCCTACAAGGTTCCGGGCGTTTACCTGCTCGACGAATCCGGCATGGAAACCAACCAGGAACTCGTGGTCATCGTCCACAAGAAGATCACCGGCCTCGTGACCTCCACGGTCAACGGTGAAACTGTCGTGACCAAGGCCAACCAGGGTAAGCTCGCTGAATCCCTCGGTATCGAAGACCTCTTCGTGACCGCCAAGGGTTACAGCTTCGGCACCCCGAACGTCTGGGTTGACCCGACTACCTTCGACTCCGGCTCCGCCACTACGACCGTGACCTGCTCGTTCATCGACGGCATGGGCGCTGGCAAGTCCTACCTCGTGGGTCAGGTCCGTACCGAGGACAATTCCTTGGTCATGGACGCCTACACTTACGAAGACCTTCCGGGTTCTCGTCGTGAAAACGTCGGTTCCGACGGTCCTATCGTGTTGAAGGCACTTTCCTTCGGTGAGGGCCGTACAGGTGTCGAATTGACTCGAATTGACGTTAGCTTCATCGCGAAGATCTTCGAGCCCAGGCGCTGTGTTGTGACCTTCACGGAAATTTAGTTTGTCTGTAAAAGGATAAACAAATTAAGAAGACCGGGCCTAGTGCTCGGCCTTCTTTCTTTTATACCTTTCCCTGGCTTGCGCTTTTTTACGCTCGTATTGTTCGGGTGTCAGACTTTTTACCAACCCATGTGACCTGGCATATCGCTTGTACCTCCGATCCCATTCTTTTGGGTCGTCGTGCTTCCGTACCCCTAAGTCTAGGGCATCGTCGTACGACTTAGTATTTCTACATTGCTCTTGCTGGTCAGCCCAACGAAGATTACATAAACGATTGTCTGTCCTGTCGCGATTTATATGGTCAACTGTGGGCTTGTTTTCTGGGTTAGGCAAGAATGTTTCAGCGACTAGTCTATGTATCCAGTAGTTTTTACCTCTTATCTGTACAAATAAATATCCTTGGCCATCAAGATGCCCCTTATTCCATTGGAATTCTGGGTTATTCCATCGCTTGCCTGGTTTTAATGTCAAAACCATCCCGTCTTCCCGTACCAGTACACCCAGTTCAGGGTGTTTCCCTGCCAGTTTACCGCTTAGAGTGCTGAACACAGTGGCTGTCATGATTTTACCTCGCATAGTTATAGGTGATGGGAAATCTAGCTTTATTGTACGGGAGTGTCAAATGATTAGTGTCAATGCGCTTGTCCAGGAGGCGGCAGAGTTCTGCTCCATGACGGGTGACGGCGAGGCTGTTGACGGGACCACCGCCGCATCCTACCTCAACCTGCTCAACAGGGCTGTGGCCAAGCTGAACAACGACTCGTATTTCTCCACTACGCAGGACATGGTAGATTCGCCATGCGCCGCACATCTGATTTTCAAGAAACTGGTTCCCGGAGAGACGGCACCCGACGGCATGTACGTCGTTGACATGGAGCCACCGGAAGCCATCGTGGGCGTATCACGTAAGGTGGGCATCCGCTACCTGGAACTCGACCCGTCTACACCGCAGGCGATGTCCGCTACCAACAGCATGACGTTGCCGTGTTTCTATACCTACGGCACTACATTCGATACCGACCCGAACGGGGAGACCAGGCTCGTCGGTGACCTCTGGCTGAACGGTACCGCAGTGTGCGACATCAGGGTGTTCCTGAACCGCAGGCTCCCGCAGTTCAAGCTCACGGATTCTATCCCGCTTTCTCCCATCTACCACGACGCAATCCTCTATACGCTCGCATTCATGGCCTGCCGCAAGTACAAGCTCGCGGACTACAAGGAGGATGCACGCGAGGAGATGAACTCGGCACTGGCCATAATCGACCGCAATACCCTCAACAACAGGGCCCTGGAAAACAGTACGGCGTTTGCGGATTCCTATGACCGCCCGTACTATGACGGCATGGCCGGCAACGGGCTGACTATCGGGTAAGGAGGAACGATGGCTACGTCCAAGGTAATGAACCTCCTCGTAGGCAAGTCCGCAAAGGGAAAGTTCCCGGCTGTACAGGGCTCGGAGCTTTCCGTAAACATGTACCGCAGCGAGAACGGCGGAGTCCAGTTCATGGAATCCGTTCCCGGCTTGCAGCGCATCTACCAGATTGGCGGAAAGTGTCGAGGTGTTTACGTGAGCACCCGTGGCCTGCAGTCCGAACGTTCCAAGGAAGACATGTTCGTCTGCATGGGCAACAGGGTGCTCAGGGTCAAGGAGACGGGTTGTGAACAGCTGTTCACAGTGGCTCCGGGGACTCAGCGTATGTCCTTCGCGGAAACCGGAGGCCCGGTTCCCATTATGTTGTGCGCAGACGGTTCCAACCTCCATGCGTACAACCTGCTGACTGGCGAGTACCGAAGGATCCAACTGCCTGTGGCGGTCGAACAGGACGGCCACTTGGTCAAGCCCTCCCACGTGGCCGTGATTGACGGCGCAATCGTCATTAACGATACGGATAGTGGATATTGCTACTACAGTATCCGTTACCCTCTCGCATATTCAGAACGCCAGGTGTTCGACCTTGTCGATGGCCAGGTCCAGTATGAGCAGGACGGCATTACCGTGAAGATGAAGGGCGTGGACCCCTATGAATGGGTGTTCTATGATGATTACCATGCCCAGCAGTTCTTCCTGAGCACCGGCGCGTCAGACTGCGTCAACGGATTGATATCCGTCGGAAATTATCTCTACGTTTTCGGACCGAAGTCCGTAGAAGTCAAGTCCTACCAGGGTGGCGAGTATGCCACATGGAGCGACCTGTACTTCTCCGCGCAAAGTACGTTCGGTCTCGAATCCCCGAACTCCCTGTGCCAGGTAGGCAACACGGTGTTCTTCATTTCCAGTGGCCAGCAGCGCGGAAAATGTGTGATGGCCGTGACGGGAACGGATTTCCAGGTCATCAGTGACCAATGGCTTGACGAAAAATTGGAAAGCGAAGTCACCGACACCGCGTACATCTTCCCGTATTCCACGTCACACCACATGTTCATCGTGATGCAGGCGAACACCATCGGCGAGACCTGGGCATATGATTTAAGTACAAGGGAGTGGGCCCAAAGAACCTCACGCGATCACAACACCACTCTCGAAAAGCAGTGGCGTGTTGGAGGCGTGGCATACTGGCGCGAGAAGTTCTATGCGTTCACCAACGACGGGCTCTTCTGCCATTTCGCCGGGTGGACTGAACAATGGAAGGACGATGTCGAGATGCCGGTAATACGTCACCGTCAGGGTCCCGTGTTTTCCAGCGAGAACAGGCCGTTCATAATCGAGGAGCTTGCACTGGAGTGCAATACAGGCAGCAATCCTGTCAGGGGCACGAAAGCCGAGGTGCTTCTCGAAGTGAGCAAGGATGGCGGCATGACTTTCGGCAACGTGCGAAGCGCGTCGTTCGGCCTGACCGGCGAATATTCCCACCGCGTAAGGTGGCATGCGCTCGGCATGACCAGGCTTGCTGTCGTACGCATCACGTTCTCCGAACCCATGGACTTCGTACTAACGGACTGTGACGTGCGTGCAGCAAAGACGGGGGCCATGATATGATGCGCGGCGGAACCATCGAACTCCATTCTCCAATCGAGATGGTGCGCAACGTGATGGCGGGCACCTGGACTGAATACGAGCGGAACGGGTGGCACATTGTAACCTGTCCGCTCTTTACCATGATGGAGAAGGTTTGCCAGGAAGGCACTGAAATCCTCCCGCTGAAACCGTGGCGCCAGACGTTCGCGGATATAGTTTGGGACGGAGGAAGGGGTACTCAACTCATAAAGCCCGGCCAGGGCAGCATAGTAATTAGCGGACAGGCGGCCCTTGTCCGGATCACTGTCTACGGACAAGGAGACAAGTAATTATGGCAGGAATAATGGAGAGCATCGGCGGTTTCGTAGCCAACCCGTTCGGGATGGGCGACGCAGGTTACGGCTTCCTGGATCAGCTAGGCGAACAGCTTGGCCTGTCCAACAAGAAGCAGGTACAGGCGGGCATGGCCTCGCTCGACAACCTGCTTGCGGAAGCCAACAACGTAAGCAACACGAACAAGTCGCTCTACAACGACTACCTGGGCAAGATGCAGGGCATGTATGGCCAGAATGCGGCCCAGTACGACTCGGCCCTGGCCAATTACCAGAAGGCGATGGGCGAAGGTCCCGACCAGTTCTCGTACGGCGGGGACGTGTCACAATTCTACGACAAGTTCGCCAACCAGCGTGCGCAGCAGGCTACCAACGCGATGCGCAACATGGGCGGCCAGAATTTGTTCTCATCGGACTTCATGAATAATATGGCCGCGAAGCAGCAAGCACTGGCTTCCGAGGAGTGGTCCAAGGCGTACGACAAGATGATGCAGGACCGCCAGCAGCAGCTCGCCGAATGGCAGGCCGGCCAGGCTTCCAAGCAGAACTACATCGGCAACCTGGGCAACCTCACGAACATGTATGGACAGGACCGCAACCAGCTGGCCAACGCCATGGGCGACTACTATTCGAACATGGCCTCGCAGAACAACGCCGACTTGCAGACAAAGTCCGACCTCACGCAGGCGAAGACCAACCTCTCCATGCAGGAGAACAGCGGCGCCGGCACCATCCTCGGTGGCGTGGGAAAAGTCTTGGGCGGCATCTTCGGAATGTAAGGAGAAAGTAATGATTAACTGGAACGGCATCAAGAAAATGACGACGCTCGCTGACTTACCTTTGATTGAGGGGTATGAAGAAGCAGTTGCTTCTCCAGAAAAATATGTTCTGCACCATAGAGCTGAAATACAACCGGACGGAGTGCATTGTTCCAGACAGTGGTTGAAAGAGCATCGCGTTTACTGGAATCGACCGTACTGGGAGCTTATCTTCATGAAAGACTCAGAGCATCGGAAGATGCACATGCTGGACTACCACCACAATAAATTCTGGAAAGAATCTAACATTCAACGAATAAAAAGAATGACAGACACGAAGAATTCGAAAGGTATCGGACAAGGGGGTCAAGATGCTTAATGTACAGTGGAGATGGAGCATGCCCCAGGTCGGTAACCCCGACGCTGTGGCCCAGGGCAACAGGGATTCGCTCAACGCCGGCCTCGACGCAATCGTGTCGGGCCTGCAGAAGCATGGCGAGAACCAGCGTGCGGACGCGAAGCAGAAGTGGCTCGAAGACACCACGCAGCAGAAGTTCGACTACCAGAAGCAGCAGGACCTCATCACGCAGATGAACAACAACCGCAATTACATGCTGCAGCGTGACCAGTTCCTCCAGAACAAGGCCGTGCAGGACTTCGACATGCAGCGCAAGAAGGACATGATGGACTTCATCAAGTCCCGTTACGGACAGATGCTCGGCATCGGCGACTACGACCCCGCCAAGCAGGAATACGAGAAGCTGCTCGCCGAGTTGAAGGGACAGCAGCAGGGCAACCAGGCCCAGATGGTCATGATGGGCCTCAACCCGCAACTTATGAGGTAGTTTTAGGCCATGGCTGGACTGGTATCGAGAATACTCCAAGGCCTCATGGGCTTCCGTACCGACGCTGCACGTGGCGGTACGGCTTCGCGCATACTCGGCGGTTCCAGCCCGTACGAGGCCAACAGCTATCCCGACAGCAAGAACTTCTATTACGATGTCTACTACTTCAACGACGGCGAGCCCGTGAACAACGCGACTCTGGACCGTGCAGCAGCGCAGAAGGGCGCGAGGATGCAGTCCATCGAGGAACACAACCGCGCCATCAACAAGTACATCCGTCCGGGAATGGACCCGGTGGAAAGGCGCTGGGCAATCCAGAAGGGCCTCGAAGAGGAGAAGGCCCTCGAATCGTTCTGGGACGACAGCAAGCCGCGTGTTTCCCTGAGACCCGGTTCTTCCGCAGTCTCCGGCATCCGCATCAACACCGACAACACGATCTCGGTGCAGTTCGGAGGGAAAGGCAAGTGGTACACCTATGCGGGCGGCCCCAACAGGTTCGAGGCTTCCCTTGCAGCCAAGGACCTGGTAACTGCGCCCTCGATAGGACGCGCAATCAACAGCAAGAGCGGGTTCTGGGGAACTACCCACAAGCTCTGGTAAGGAGATTCGATATGGATAGGGATTTCACCTGGAACAAGAGCCAGGCACAGATTGACTACGAGAACGCCTTGGCTGCGGCAGCGGCTGCAGGGGCCAGGAACGGGTCGCAGGCTGCCGCAGCCGCCGATCCGTTCCAGTATTACTCCAAGGAAAGCATGGAGCAGCTGCCGTTCCCCAACATGAGCGTGGCCTACAACCAGGTCATGCAGCAGCGCATGGCGCAGGAAGCCGACAGGGCTGCCAAGGTGCAGCGCCTGAAAGAGCTCGAAGCCCAGATGCAGGAACGCGACCAGAAGATCCAGAAGATGATGGACGACCCGAAGATGCAGCTTGCCGTGGCGATGGCCATGTACGGCGACACCGGCATGCTTCAGTCCATGCTAGTTAAGGACCAGGAAGAGACAGCCAAGCAGTACCAGACGAACATGGATTCGCTCGAAGACAAGATGGCCAACGACATCTTCGCCCTCGGCGGTGCAAGCGACGACCAGTTCGACAAGATTGCAGGCGCCCTCATCCCGCTCTACAAGGACCGCTTCGGTGAGCTCGAAGGCAAGGGCGCACGCAGTCGTCTCGGTGGCTGGGACGCATGGGAGCAGGCAATCCTCGGGGCCAAGGGCGCGTTCAGTGCCAAGAAGGCCAAGGAAGCCGAAGCCAAGGCCAAGGCGGAAGCACAGAAGCGTGCGGACAAGGCAGCAGCGGCAAAGTTGAAGGGGTAGTCTATGGCAATGCCTGATAAATTCCTTGAAAATAACGGGTTTACTCCCGAGCAGCGCACCTGGTACGGAAAATACGGAAGGCCAGTGAGCGGTACTAAGGACCAGATGATTGCCGACGTGGCTCGGCAGTTGTTTGATGCCAATATCTACGACAACGAGAAGCAGATGAACGACCTGGTCAGGAAGACCAAGGCCGTTAGCCAGACGTACGACCTGGAATCATTAGCCAAGTCTGCCGGCATCTCTGCCGATTCCGCAAGGACTGCATCGAAGATCCTTTCCGAGGACTACTACAAGGTACCTAAGGAAGACCGCGAGCTGTGGAACGCCGGCGTGAACCTGGAATACGGTCCGGGCGGTTCCGAGAAGATGCGCCAGGTTATCGAGGCCGAGAAGCGCAACAAGGAATATGCCGACAAGCACAAGGTAGGCACTGCCGCCAAGGTGCTAGGCACGTTCTTCGCGCCGCGCTCCCTCGAAGCTATCCAGTCCGGACAGGCCGAAGGATGGAAGGATGCCCTGCTTTCGAAGCACGGCGCCCTGGACCTCGGCGAGAACATACTGATGGCCCTCCCGTTCGCAGGATGGGCAGGAGCCATTTCCAAGGGTGCCAGGGGCGCCAAGGCTGCCAAGATTGCAGCCGCCTCCGTTCTCGGTGCTGCTGCGGCTCCCCATGCCGTAGAGGCGATGGACTGGGCTGCATATCACAACAACCCGGAACAGAATCCCGACCGTGCGGTTTTCAGCGAGGGCGATGCAATCCTCGGTACCGGTACCAATCTCGTGGCGCCTTGGGTGCTCGGTCGAGCCGGTGCGAAGTTCGGCAAGTGGGCTGGCACCCGTAACGCTGCCGGCGAGGGTGCGCAGGGAGTGTCCGAACAGACTCTCGACATCTTGAAGGAAATGAAGAAGGCCGGCGAATGGGTCAAGCCTTCCAAGGAATCCAGGGATGCGGTGCGTGCCATAAACAGCACCGTTGCCAAGGAAGACGCTGCCGCGTCCGTAGGCGCCCGCCAGTTTGTCGAGGCGTCCTCCAAGGAAGCACAGGCCAACTCCCTGCGCTTGCAGGCCGGCGACATCGTGGAGTCCGGGAAGATCGTTGACAACGCCCCGCTCATCAAGCACAAGCTGGACGAGGCCGATAAGTTGGACAAGGAAGCGGAGGCCCTCCGCAAAAAGAAAATGACCAAGCTCGAAGAGGCCCGTGTCTCCCGTGCCATGGAAGGCGCCCCGCGCAATGACGCACGCGACTACATCGAGGCAGGGTTCCTCGAAAAGCGTGCAAGGGACATAGAAAAGAGCGGTGCAGACGAAGGCCTCGGCATGAGCACAGGCGAACTTCTCGAACTATCGAAGTCCAGCGAGAAGCACAAGAACATGATTTCCGATGTCCTGAATTTCGGCAACGAGTTCCAGAATGCCGACTACATGGACTACCTGGCATTGCGCAACCCGGCACTCAAACATGCTATCGATGCTGTCGGGACGTGGATGGTGAACAAGTACGGTTCCAAGCGCGATGCCGACATGCTTACTGGCCAGGCCTCCAGGCTGCTTGGTGCCATCGACCCTAAGGCCAACATCTCCGAATTGCTTGCCTCCGAGAAGCAGGAGGCGGTTGACAAGAAGGTGAAGGAAGTGCAGAAGTCGCAGGCCGGACAGATACTGTCTACGGACAAGACCCTTACGGACGAGGACCGCGACTGGATGAAGAAGATCCAGGCGAACCCCGGCATCCTGAAGGGCATAGGCGAAGGAAACTCGGCCAGGTTCAGGAACTGGTTCCTGCTCAGGGGCCAGGACATCATGCGCGGGACATCCCTGTTCCGCCCGACCCCGGCGGTCGAATAGGATAGTTTTGAGGTGACCATGAACGAAGAAATTGAAACCAGTTACCTTGTGGACCCGGTCGCGGAATTCGACCCGGAGTCCATCGTGAACAAGTTCCGCGACTTCCGCGACCGCTCGAAGCGCAAGTTCGCCGACAACTACGACAAGATGCGCAAGGACCGCGACTTCCTCAACGGCGAGACCCAGTGGACTACCGCCGACGGGCGCCACGTCTCCTCGAAGCGTAACAGGATGCTCCTCAACGTGATGGGCAATTCCTGCAATGCCGTGGTAAACCAGTACAGCCTCTACGGGTTCAGCCCGTACACCGGCAACCCGGACGACGACAGGATGCTCGACACCCTGCAGAAGCGCGGCTCCAACAGTGTGTGTGATTCGGAAGCCTTGAAGAACTCCGTGTCGCTGGGCCTCGGCGTAATGGCCATGGGAACCGACAAGCAGGGCGTCCCGTGCGTCTACGCCATCAACGACTTCGACCGCTGCATCCTGGACCCTGAGAGCCAAGACCTGGACGGCGAGGATATGGTCGAGGGCGCCCTGATCGACTATCGTGGAAAGCGCTGGGTCGAGCTCAACTACGGTCCGGAATTCGTTCCTGGCGACCGCGAGAAGAACATCGTTCAGTGCCCCAGGGACCTGGTCCCCATCATCACTTACTTTGTATTGGAAGAGGAAGGATGCCATGTCTATACGTTGGTGAATAACCAGGCCATAGACGGCGGGCTACTGCCTCTGGACCGAATACCTATCGTACCGGTCTACGGTGAACGCTGGTTCGACAACGAGGGCGACCTGCACTGGGGCGGCATCGTGAACAAGGCCCGCGCAATCCAGAAGCTCGTCAACCTGTCCGTAACGCAGCTGGCCGAGCGCCTGTCGCTCTCCCCGAAGCCGCAGTGGATGGGGACGGTCGAGGCATTCAAGGGGCTCGATAAGTATTATAAGGATGCCGGGACAGGGAATAACCCGATTCTTCCGTACAACAGGAAATCCGCCGACCAGAAGGAAACGCTCGAACCTCCGCAGCGCTTCGACAACACTGTCCAGTACCAGGACCTTTCCGGCGTCATCGGCAACACGCTGTCCATCATGGGCACCGTGACTGGCGTGGACGCGCACGGCCTCATCGACCAGAATACCATGAAGACGGCTACCGAGGTGTCCTACGCCGCGGAAGCCTATTCCACGAACATCAGGCACTACATGGTCCATCTCCAGGCCTCCATGAAGGCCCTGTGGTCCATGGTAGCCAAGATGGTCGGTATCGAGGGACAGGTTTCCATTTGCCAGGGCCCGATCGAATGGATGGGCTTGAAGCAGGCGCGTGCCGAAATCGTGCAGCTCATGCAGGTGGCCGAGCCTAACCAGAAGCCGGCGCTCATCGATGCGCTCATCCAGACCTACCCGGACAACCCGACCATGGCCAAGCTCTATGCGTCCCTCCATGCAATCCAGGCCCCGACACCTATGGAAGCCCAGATGCAGCAGACCGTCGAGCTCATGAAGCAGAAGATCGACCAGGATACCCAGACCATCCAGCAGCTCGACCAGAAGTGCAAGGAATACGAGCAGCTCATGCGTGACCAGAAGGCCCAGCGCGAACTGGAAATCACGAAGTTGCAGCTCGAACACCAGTACGACATGGAGAACGAAATCCTCAAGGCCCAGCTCTCCGGCAACGTGGAGGCCGACAAGGCTGCCATCGAGACCCAGAGGGAGGCCAACAGGCTCGAATCCGAGGCCATGTCCCAGGCCATCAAGCTGGACGGCGAGAAGAAGAAGCTCGCCCTCCAGGATGCAAAGGACCGCATGGAACTCGGCAAGAAGGCGATGCTGGACCGCATAGCCGTCGAATCGGCCAAGCTACGCGCTTCCCAGCAGGCACAGCAGCAACCTTCCCAGGATGAGAAGGCCAGCTGAACTAGAACACTATAACGTGAATTTCATGAGGTAACGCGATGGCGACAATGATGCAGGCTTTCAGCGACCGTACTTTCCTCGACGACGAGGCAAAACCTATCGTATCGGGGCGTGTGACTTTCTATGTGCACGACAGCAACGTGCTCGCTGACATCTACACTCTCGAAGGCATGGACTACGTCCACGCCGACAACCCGCAGCGTCTTGACGAAGCCGGGCGCCTCCAGGCTTCCATCTTCACGGAGCTCGGGGTCTACGATGTAAAGGTGGAGAAGTACAACGGCGACGATACGTTCGAGGACTTCGACTACTTCGAAATCGGCATCGACGCGAAGCTCGACCAGATTGGCCGGGACTCCGTGAAGGACATCGACGAGCTCATGGACCTGGACCCGTCGGTTTCCAGCCAGATCGTGACGGTCGAGAGCTATCCGGTCCGTAACTACCTCTGGGACCCGGAAGCCATCGACACGGCAGACGGTGGCGTGGTCGTGGATTCCGATGTGGCGGACCATGGAAAGTGGCTGCTCCTGTGGGACTGCCCGTACCTCCCGTCCAGCGTCTACGGCGTTAAGGAAGGCGATTCCACGAACATCAACGCGCTCTTCAACTACGCTTCCGTCATCGGCAGCATGAACATCCACACGCCTCCCGCAATCAGGCTGGAAGGCGGCAACTACAACCTCGGCGGGTACTATGTCTGTCCGAAGCACCTGGCGCTGGAACCGGGCGTGAAGTTCACCGGCACCATCGCGCTCTACGACGACCTGGAACTCTTCGGGAGCCAGGAACCGGGGCACGCATACGGCGACTTCGACTTCCTGCATTCCGGACTTACCGCGCACTCCTCCTGGTACAAGGACCTTAACAGGTTCTGGCACAGCGGGGCGGACATCCTCGTGGTGGACAACACGAACTACTTCACGAGCTCCGTCATCACGAACTATGTGCAGCTCGATGGCAAGACGGTCATCGGTTCCGGCACCAAGGCCACGTCGTACACGAACAGCGCCTACTTCCGCCTGGCCCTCGACTCCACGGTACCGGACAACTTCTTCGTCCCTTCCTCCGAC